TGTAACTATTGTTGCAAGACCGTTTACCTCAATTACCGGAGCCGTGAGGGAAATTTTTGCAGGAGAGAGTCCTAATGAACAGGCATTGCCGCACTTCATATCTACGCTTGTGTCTGTCATTGAAAGCTTTGAAAACTCTCCGCATTCTACATCAACACGTTCGTTTGTAATTTCAATCTTGCGTGTTGTATCATCTTTGTGCTCTTCGTTCAGATTCCATATAGAAATCGTTATGTTATTGCAGGTTTCGTCCTCGGTTTTGCTAAGGCTGAAATTGATTTTCAAAGCATTTATAGAAAAGCCCTCGCCGCCGGCAGGACCGGCAACGAGTTTGTAGGCTCTAATCCAATTCTTAGCCATAGCATCACCTCTCTACATAGTAGAACTTTGCCGAATTGTTTATAAAGTCTTTTCTTCCGATATTCTCAAGATTTGACTTGCAAGCAAAATATACATCGGGCATATTGTTGACACCAACAAAAAGGTTAAGCGGAAAATTCGGAACTATTTTGATATTCTGAAAAATCGGCTCTTTGTTTGGAGTATAAAGACCGAAACTCCAAAAATCAAACGTGTCATTATATGTGAATCTTATCAAATACTCAACACCGAGGATAACTATTCGTGAAAAACTATCGTTCATATCAGGAACCGAAACAAACACCGTTCTCATAATTAACCTCCGTTCAGTATTGAATACAATATTGTTGAATTTGAACCACCTGTAGAACCTGACGAACCTCCTGATGAGCTGCCGCCTGAAGAAGTTGATGCGGTTCCACCGCTTGCTCCTGTTGTACCGCTTTTGCCATACTCCGCAGGAATAGAAACGGTTTCCGTGTTTGTAATGATAACCTCTTTGAAAGACAACGGAATTTGCCGGGCGTAACCAACCTCTAAAGACTTGGAAATGCTCATATTTTCAAGTCCCATATTCTTGTATGTCTTATCGTTTGTTGTTATCGTCACAAGTTTCTTGTCTGCCCTCATCTTTTCAAGACGAGCAACAACATCATCAACCCTTGTTCTGCAGTTTGCCGCACCTCCGAAGCGAAGCAAATGCGTAACAGGGGTATTAGAAACAAAAACCGTCAGCTCAAGAGCCAACGGTTTAAGTATCATCGTATCGCTTACCTCATATCCTTTTTCAACAGGATATTGCGGAATGTCTGCCGCTTGTGTTTCGGTGCTTGTAATAAGTGCATCGAACTCAATACCGTCAATGCTTACAGGTTCAATTTTACTCATTCAATCACCTCATCTCGTGTAGGCAAGCTCCGTACCGAGCTTGCTCGATGCTTGAGCAACTTGCTTATCAGAAGCTTTTGCAAGGTCGTGCTGTTCCTGTTTAGTGCCACCGTTGAAATTGTTAGTCCAACTGTTGTATTGATTCACAATTCTCTGACTTGTTGCACCTTGGGAAATGTTCTGCGTTACAGTAGAGGGTTCGGGATTTGCAAAGACAGAAAGCTCTGAAACAATATCACCGACAGATGCCTTGAGCTTTGGAAGACGGTTCAGAATCGTCAAGTGAGTTTACGTCAACAATTCTGCCGTACTCTGAAATTCTTGAGTGTTCCGAAAAGTACGGATATGATTCACTTTTCGATGAGCTTGAATGTGTTTGTAACTCCCTTACAACAGATGTCAAAGACAAGAACTTTGAAAAGGTGCATAAGACATTCTTCAGCGGAACGCATAACCATATAACAGATGACGTTACCGATGAGGAAACTGCAGAATTCCTTATAAACTGTGCTACTAACGAACCGGTTGACGAAGATGTTGACGATGAACATCTTTTCGGCTATGCCGATATAGAGGAGGATATTTTCAATGATGACTAAGCTTGTTGAAAAGGTCACAAACCTCGTATCTTGACGGCTTTTTATTATCAAAAATAAGTAATCATTACTATTGCAGATTTGAAGATTTATTATTGCACATTGGAAAAATGTTGGATTGACTTTGGAAAATAAGGGTGTTATACTGCAAACATCGAAAATTACATTTTTGTAAGTTTTCACAAAAACAACGAAAATGATTCCGAATATGTAACGCTGCCTTATGGCGGCGTTTTTTGTTTGAGGTGATAAAATGTACGATTTCCTTATTGTTGGTGCAGGTCTGTTCGGTTCTGTATTTGCACATGAAGCTACTCGTCACGGAAAGACTTGCTTGGTTATCGACAGCCGTAATCATATCGGTGGCAACTGCTTCACAGAAGATAACGAAGGAATAACCGTACACAAGTACGGTCCTCACATATTCCATACGAAGAACAAAGATGTATGGAACTACATGAATCAGTTTGCTGATTTCAACAGGTTTACAAACAGTCCTCTTGCTGTGTTCAGAAACAAGGTGTTTAATTTACCGTTCAATATGAATACCTTTTATCAGCTTTGGGGAGTTAAGACACCGAGAGAAGCCAAGGCGATAATCGATTCGCAGAGAGTTGTCTGCTATTATCCGAAAAACCTTCAGGAAAAAGCTCTTGATATGGTTGGAAAAGATATCTATGAGATTTTCATTAAGGAATACACGGAGAAGCAATGGGGAAGAAGCTGTGAGGAACTTGACCCTGACATCATCTCAAGAATACCGTTGAGATTCACATTCGACAACAACTATTTCAATGACCCTTTTCAGGGCGTTCCGATAGGTGGATATACTCCAATATTCCAAAAGCTGTTACACGGCTCTACCGTTTGTTTAAACGAAAATTTCAGCATTTCAGATATGAAATATAAAAATGCTGCAAAGACAATCATATACACCGGCATGGCTGATAAGCTTTTCGATTATAAGTTCGGTAGGCTTCCTTACAGGAGCTTGAGATTTGAAACAAAGGTTTGCTTCTCTGAAAATGTTCAGGGCAACGCTGTTGTGAATTACACAGGAAAGGAAAAGCAGTTCACAAGAGTCATCGAGCACAAGCATTTTCTCGGAGAAGTATCACCGATATCGGTTCTTACTGCTGAATATCCTTCTGAGTTTGTAGACGGTGCAATTCCTTATTACCCGATCAGCAATCCTGAATCAGACAAACTGTATCAGAGATATAAAAAGGAAGCTGAAGCTAACGGTATTATCCTTGGTGGCAGGATAGGAACATACAGCTATGATGACATGGACGTAGTTGTTAGAAAGGCTTTATCACTCGTAAGAAGTTTCTTTGAAACAGAAATGGAGATTAACAATGAGCGAGAGAAAAATTGAAAGCATTGAGCTCAAGGTAAGTGAGCTGAACTTTGATTTCGGCAATCCGAGAAAGATTACCAAAAAGGACAGAGAAAAGCTTGAGGACTCACTCAACACTCTTGGCGATTTCGGTCTTATTGTCATTGATGAAAACAACAGCGTTATTGCAGGTAATCAGAGAGTGACGATAATGAAGGAGAAGAATCCTGACACCGTTGTTCTGTGTAAACGTCTTATTGGTTACTCGAAAGCTGAACTCCGGGCAATCAATATCAAGAGTAACAGTTTCTATTCCTGATGATTCAGTCGGTATCGGTAAACATCTCCCGATAGGACATTCTGTTTTACAATACATAGTCTTGAGCCAAGGTGCTTTGTAAAGGTCTGCCATGAGAACAACCTTATCAACAGGAACTACCTTTGTCAGTCCGAGCTCGTAGTCAGCCAACGAAGATTCCGAGATTCCCATGACATCTGCGGCGTTTCCTCGTGAGTTTAGCTTCTCGTTGTATATTGCCGCTTCTTTTCTTGCACGAAAATACACATTTTCATTGCTTTTTATACGGTCAGTTGCCATTCCGATTCTCCTAACATCGTGATAAAATAATTACAGACTTAATAATCGATTACGCAGTCTGTGCGACAGTCTTACATTTTTGTAAGGGTTTATCCAAAAAAATATAATCCGAAAGCTCTTTTGAGAGTTTCAGGTCTTCAACAATGATGTCTATTTCTTTGGGTGTGAACTTAATCAATCCACGTTCTCTTTGGCGATACAAACCGGGAGATTTATCAATGAGGTCGCCCATATACTTTGTATCTTTACCCTGCTCAATGCGAATACTCATAAGCTTGTTGGTCTGCATATTCTCGCTCCTTTCCGTTCGGGTAATTATTAACCGTAACTTAATTTTAACTTACAAAAATGTAATTGTCAAGATGTTTCATCAAAAATAATTATCAAATGTGCAAAAAGTTACTTTTTTATGAATTTTTTTGCTAAAATATCAAACGAGGTGATAACAATGTCAGATTTCGGAAAAATCATTAAAGCAACAATCGATGACAAAGGACTTACTCAAAAATGGGTTGCCGACAGAGTTGGAACAACTGAAGCAACTATCAGCCGTTATATCAACGGAAAGAAAAACCCTCTGTCAATCGAGTTCCTCTGTCAGATGTCAAGGGCTCTCAACGTATCTACTGACTATCTTGTGGGTCTTACACCTACAACAGAAACATTCAACAATCTTTCTCCCGAAGAGAGGATTCTTGTTTCATGCTTCAAACGTGCAAGCGAAGATGACAGCGATGTTATATGGGCTTCTCTTCGCAAATACATGACCCCAAACGAAAGGCGATACTTTCAGCAGTTAAAAAACTCCCAAGCCGAGAAAATCGGCTGATAGACTCAGGAAAGATAATACAGCTCTATGAATCAGATATATAAAAAAGCGGCATTGTATGTCCGTGTATCAACTCTGTACCAAGTCGATAAAGACAGTCTGCCGCTTCAAAAAGAGGAACTCATCGCTTATGCGAAGTTCGTTCTCAATATCGATGAATATGAAATCTTTGAGGACGCAGGTTATTCCGGCAAGAACGTAGAGCGACCCGGCTTTCAGCGTATGATGTCAAGAGTACGTACCGGGGAGTTCTCTCACATTCTTGTATGGAAGATTGACCGTATCAGCCGCAACCTTTTGGACTTTGCTTCCTTGTATTCTGAGTTGAAGGGACTCGGCGTTACATTTGTCAGCAAGAATGAGCAATTTGACACAAGCTCGGCTATAGGCGAAGCAATGCTGAAGATAATACTTGTTTTTGCGGAACTCGAACGTAAACTAACATCAGAAAGAGTCGGAGCCACTATGATATCACGTGCAGAAAAAGGTCTGTGGAACGGTGGCACTCCACCTTACGGATATTACCATGACAAAGCATCGAAGGAAATCGTCATAATCGAAAGCGAAGCAGATGTCGTTCGTCAGATATTCGATTTTTGCGAGTCCGGTGTTTCGGTTGCATCTGTAGCACAGAAAATCAACGCTCTCGGATATAAAACACGAAAAGGTGGTCTGTGGTCGAGAAGCTCTATTCATAAGATATTGAGCAATCCGTTCTATGTCGGCACATACAGGTACAACTACCTCAAAGATAATAGAGGTACACCCTACCCTAACAAAGTCAAACCGAAAGAAGAATGGATTATCATTGAGAATCATCACACGGCTATTATTACTGAGGAACAATTCGCAAAATGCGAAATCATACGTCAGAGTTTCTTCAGCGAGAACTTTTCCAAGACATACAAAAGGAAACACACTCACATCTTTGCCGGTGTTCTCCGTTGCGGTCTATGTGGCTCACAAATGATTGCTGCAGCCGACAAGGAACGTAAAGACGGATTCAGACCTTCGATGTACCTGTGTTCAAAGAACCGCAGGTCAAACGATTGCGAGAATCGATACGTCAACGATTTGGTTGTCGGACCGTTCATAATGAACTACATCGTTAACATTTTCAAAGCTCAAAACAATTTCGGTAAATCAACTTCTATCGAAGCTCTTGAGAAAAAACTTCTACGTGGACCGGTGTTCGAGAATGTTTCCTCTATAGATAGAGAGGGACTCGAACTCATGCACGAGCTTCTGAAAAGCGGAGAATCTGAAACGGACATTTTCAGGTCGCATATCATCAAAGATAAACTCGCTCAAAAATCTGCTTCGGAGAAGAGCTTACTCGAATCAGAACGAGCGAAAAAGGAACGAGCTCTCAACCGTCTGAAAAATGCTTTTTTGTATAGTGACGGTGATATACCTGAAAAGGACTATATACTCGATAGAAAACGCATTACAGACGAGATTGATATAATTGATAACCGTCTTCGTCAAATCGAAGAGGAAGCCGTAGAGAGCGAGAATACTCTCAGTAGTGACCTCATCGCAAAGGCAAGCTATTTCATCATAGCACAGAATCTCCAAGACAAGAGGGTTCTCGACTACCGGAAGTTCATGCGAGTCGCAGACCCCGAAATCGTCAAAGAATTTGTGCAATCTGCCATACAAAAAGTTGTAATTTTGGACGGCAGAATTGCTTCAATCACATTCAAAAACGGAATTGAGCACAAATTTTCGTATCTCGACTGA